AAACCTTCACTTCCAGCTTTAAGCATTCCACCCATTATACCCTCAGAATCTTTACTATTTAAAAATTCATTTACAACTGATTTACCAGCTGTTGCAATTTGTCCAGCAAGACCTAAAGAAGCTTGGTCATAATTTTGTGTATGATTATACATTAAAGTATCTGGCATATAAAGTGCCACGGATTCTTTGGTTAATCTAGTTGTATTTACAAGTCTTGTATTTGTTATTGATTTAATGTTTCTATCAAGTATAACATTGGTTGATTGTGTGCTGCCTTTTAAAAGATTTTGAGATTGGCCAAATATATTTTGAAGACCGCTTTTTACACTTGCGCCGGTTTTATTTAATAATGAATTTAAGTTACCTTGAATTCCACCACCAACACCAGAAGACATATTTGTTAATTTTGAACCAATATTATCTAATCCTAAATTACCAGCAGAAGATTTAATTTGATTAACACCACTAACAAGTTTATTGGTTATTTCACTACCAGTTGATATATTTTGAAAACTTGCTAAACTACTTGGAATACCACCAGGTGTGTCTGTTGATTTTGCATTACCTGTACCTGGAGCAACAGCGCTTGATTTATCTTGCTCACGAATATAAAAGACCATGTAATGACCTTTATCAAATGCGCCAACATCAATAGGATATCTAAAACTTTCCCTTTTGTATTGATAATTTGGGCCATCCAAAGCAGATAAAGGACCAAAACCCGATTGTTCGCTACTGTTAAATTTGATATCGCCGAAGCCAAAAAGTGACATATTTTTATCCGTGAGTAATTAAATCTAGCATAAGTAGTATTTATGCCTTATTCTGGAAAATTTACTCCTAAAAATCCAAGTAAATATAAAGGTGACCCATTCAACATTATTTATCGTTCAAGTTGGGAACGCCGTGTTATGAAGTATTTGGATGAAAATAAAAACTGTATATGGTGGGCGAGTGAAGAAATGCCCATACCATATGTGTCGCCTGTTGATAATAAAAAACATCGTTACTTTCCAGATTTTATTGCAAAAGTTCTTACAAAAGAAGGCAAAGAACAAACTTTGATGTTAGAAGTTAAACCAGAGAAACAAACAAAGAAACCCACCCAAAAAAGAAGAACAAGAACATTCCTCAACGAAACAGTCGCATATGCTATCAATCAGGAGAAATGGCGTGCAGCTGACCTGTTTTGCAAAGAACATGGTTGGCAGTTTATGTTAATTACTGAAAAAGAGTTAGGCATCTAGTATAAATAGATAAATGCCATACTTAATTGATAGAATCAAAGAATCTTTAGCGAAAGAAGGTTTAACACCACGAACTCGTGAAGCTCGTGAGTGGTTAATGGCAAAGATTGAAGAAATGAGAATTGCACCAAAATCTTTAATGAAATACGCTGATAAAGATGCAACTATCATTGGAAAAATGTATTTTTATTTCTATGATGCAAAAACAAAAGAAAAACTTAAATATTTTGATAAGTTTCCTTTAGTGATACCCATAGAAGAATATTCAGATGGTTTTTTAGGTTTGAACTTACACTATATTCACCCTAAATTTAGAATTACAATGTTGGACAAATTAAGTGAAACTGCAAGTGATGATTCTTATGATGAAAAAACAAAGTTGAGAATTACTTACAATTATTTAAAAGCTGCATCAAATGTTTTTGAAGCAACCCCATGTATAAAAAGGTATTTGTATAGCCAAGTGCGTTCAAGTTTTTTAGAAATTAAAGCTGATGAATGGGATATAGCTGCATTGTTACCAGCAGAAGATTTTACTGGTGCAACCACAAGTCAAGTTCATAGCGAATCAAGGAAGAAATTTTAAATGTCATTCTCACCTAACATATTTTTATCACATATTCGTGGTAAAAGCGGTCTAGCGAGACCATCACGATTTGAAGTTGTATTACCTATTCCACCTTATGTAAGTGAATCGGTTGGTAATTCAATTATAGAAAAAATACTTAATTTTCCAAATTCAGTATTCAATGATGTATCAGATGCTATCAATTCAGCTATAGGTGGTACCAGTGGCCAAGACGAGTTTTCCCGCTCAGGTAATTCATCTATATCTCGTTATCTTTCACTTCAATGTGAAGCTGCTGAATTGCCAGGTAGAACATTACAAACAGCAGATGTTAAAATCTATGGTCCAACATTTAAGGTACCTTATCAGTCAATGTATGCTGATATGAATTTAACATTTTTATGCACAAACGATTTTTACGAAAGAAAATTATTTGACAAATGGATGGAAGCAATTCATCCATCAGACACAAATAATTTAAGATTTCCAAAAGGAGAAAAATCTCGTTATATGTGTAATATTAAAATTATACAATATGATGAGTTTATTAAGAAAATATTTGCCGTTGAGTTATTAGATGCGTTTCCTGTTGGCATCGCACCTCAAACACTCAACTGGTCAGATGATAATTTTCATAGGTTATCTGTTCAATTTGCTTATCAAAGATACAGAGTGACTTATGATGGTAGTTATGATTTAGGTCAAGCGGCTGCATCACTATTTGGTGCTGCTGGCGCAAGACTTTTACCATTTGGTAAGGCTGTGACAAACTTGCCATTTTAATATTTAAAGCGAGGTTATTATGTTACCAAAGTTAGATGTACCGACCTATGAGGTGGGTTTGATATCAACGGGTCAAACCATACGATATCGCCCATTCTTGGTCAAAGAACAGAAATTGTTTTTGATGGCTTCAGAATCAGAAGACCCAAAAGAAACAATTAATGTTATAAAACAAGTTTTAAGAAATTGTATTATTGATGATATTGATGTTGATTCTTTACCAACATTTGATTTAGAATGGTTGTTTATTCAACTACGAGCAAGGTCTGTTGAGGAAGTTGTTCATTTAAATTATAAATGTAACAATAATGTCAAAGACGAAGAAGGTAAAGATGCTAAATGTAATGGTGTTGTGGAGATTGATGTTAATTTACTTGAAATTCAACCAAGTAAAGATCCTAATCACACAAACAAAATACAGTTGAGTGATAAGTTAGGATTAGTATTAAAATATCCTACATTTGAAATGGTTGAAAAATTTGAATCAGCTGAAGGCGAAGATGTTATCACTAATGTTTTAGTTGATTGTATTGATTATATTTACGACAATGAACAAATGTATTATGCAAAAGATACAACCAAAGAAGAATTAACAGACTTTGTGGATAATCTTCAACAAAAAGATTTAGAGAAGATTAAAGTGTTTTTTGACACTGTTCCAAAAATTAAAAAAGATGTGACTTTTGAATGTCCTCGTTGCAAATATAAAGAAGACATCGCAATACAAGGAATTCAAAATTTTTTCGTCTAATTTTTCGTTATGATACACTAGGGAACTACTATCAGACAAACTTTGCATTAATGCAACATCACAAATATAGTTTGACTGAGCTTGAATTAATGATTCCTTGGGAAAGAAATATCTATATTAATATGTTAATAAAATACTTGGAAGAAGAAAAAGAAAGATTAAGATTACAACAACTACAAAGAAAAAATAGGTAATGGCTGATAAACAACTCACCGAACAATTAAAAGTGTTTAAAGACCAATGGGCTAAAGACCTTGGTTATAAAGATTTTAAGGATTATCAAAAAGCCAATAAAAAAGGCGGAACACTCCAACAACGACTAGAGCGTGGCGAAGGTGTTTTTGAATCTATTGGTGGTGTTGTTGGTCAAAAAATTAAAGGTATCAAAGACAAAGCCAAGTCTATTAAAAAAACATTTACAACAGTAAAAGGTTTTAGAGAAGGTGTTGCTGGCATTATACCAGGTGATAATCTTTTAGGTGCTTATGTTCGTGGTAAAGTAAGAGGTCGTGAAAAAGACGAAGAAAATTCAATGCCTAATATGGCAGATGTTTCACCATCAAAAATGGCTGGTGGTGATATGTCTTCTTTGGCAAAAGATGTAGCTACTATTCGTCAAGCTGTTACTACTCTTTTAAATTTTGAAAGGGAATCTCAAGAACAAAGCGAAAAACAAAAACAAGCAGAATTCTTAGAGCAACAAGATGCAAAAGAAGCTGAACTAGAAGCCTCAAGAGTTTCACCAGAATCTATGTCAGTTAAAACCACATCACCTCAAGGTGGCGGTGACGAATCTGGTGGCGGTGGATTCTCAGATATAATTAGTAATATACTCGGCGGTTTTAAAAAAGGATTTAAATCTATATTTAAACCATCAAAATTAATCAAGGTGTTAGGTAAAGTTTTTGTTATTGCAACAATCATCATATCTTTATTCAAAGGCATTACTGCTGGTTTTGATAGATGGAAAGAAACAGGTTCTATATCTGAAGCAATTATTGCAGGTCTCGGTGCGGTTGTTGACTTCTTAACATTCGGTTTACTTGGTGAAGATACCGTTAGAAGCGTATTTGATACTGTTGGTGGTTGGATTACTAAACTAAAAGATGTTATTGTTGATACATTCTATGATGTTAAAGATTGGATTGTCAACAATATTGGTATTCCTGAGTTTTCAATTCCAACATGGGTAGTTGCACCTCCTGTTAAAGCTATCAATGAAGGAGCTAAAGCGTTTGGATTTAATCCTCCTTTTCCTGAAAAAATAACCATAGGTCCGTTCTATCCATTCAAAGATAACAAAACAAGCTCTACACCAGAATATTCTCAACGACCACAAAAAGAAGAAGAACCTGAAAAAACTAAAGTAGAAGAAATGTCAACAGATGTTGGTGTTTCTGCACCACAAGATATGCCTAAACCAGAAGACCTTGGTGCTATGGCACAATCTAAAGTAGAAAACTTAGGTATGCAAATGAAAGAGGGCATTCCTAAAGTCGATGAAAAATCTCCGTCACAAATATCAGATATGATGACTGGTGATAAAGCCGGTTCAATGTTTGGTGGTTTAGATTCTTTAGTTCAACAATATGGTGGTGACGAAGCCTCTGAATCATTGAAAAAAGATCAAGGCAAATTACAGAGCTTCAATGAATCTGGTGGAATTGCTGGTAAATTTGGAGAAATGGGTCAAGCATCAACCGGTGTTGGTGCAAGTATGGATAATGCAACACAATCTATTGCTGATAAAATTAAATCAGGAGGAGTTGAATCTGGACCTTCTATGCCTAATTTAGGTCAAAAAATAGGCGAAAGTTCAGCTGATGTTGAAACAGGACAGAGGATGGAATCTACTCCTGATATGGGAAATGTATTCAATTCACCTCAAATAACAAATAATAAAGGTTCAATGGGTAAGAAAAAACTTCCACCGGTTGA